GGTAGTCCTACATCGCGCACAAGATCAGAATATGGTATTTGATACATAAAATGTCCACGTTTGTCTTTCACAAATAGTAATTGCTTTCTTTTATCCCATTTAAATGTTTCACCATTTTCATAATTGTTGTTCCACCAATTCATAAATAGCAAATCATATTTATCTGTTGCTTCTATTAAGCTTTTTAATTTTATTCTTTTTGTATTCATAATCTATCCTTAATTATAAATGATGATCTGGGCCTGTATAATTGCCTTCCCAACCTTTACTATGAACTCTTACAATATATCTTGCTAAATCTGAAACTTTATTACTCCCTAAATATCTTTTCAATATTTTATAATCTGCTTGATGATCTATAAATCTTTCTATTTCTTTTACATTTTTTGTTTGTAAAATTTTTATCCACTCCAATTGAGTTTCACGATCTCCCGGCATCCAGTCAGCCATTTTATAATATGCTTCTTTTGTGCCTTCTTTTATTAAGTCTTTCATTTTCATTGATGCACCCTCCTTCTGATAAAATTTTGGTATTCTAATCTTTAATATAGATTTTCCATTAACAGTTGGAGATCCAAATTCGTCTTCTCCAATTGATTTTACTACTACTTTTTTATTCTTCCACTTGCCAGTCAAAATAGTGTCTCCGACTTTTAAATCTATTTTAATCATTGCCATAAACGCTTTAATTTGTCTGTTTTTGGATCACCGATGGCTTTTCTAACAAACCTTTCTATATCTCCCTCTTTATATTTTTTAGTCTTTGTAAAATATGAGTCCCATTTTATAACAGCATCTAAAAATTTTTCACCCCATTTATGGCCACCCAATATTTTATCAACATTATAACCATGTTGCATCAAATCATTTTTCAAAAATAAATCAAATGTTTTTGCTCTTTCTTCTTTTATCAAGTCTTTCATTCTTATTTTTGACTCAGTCTGTTCTGTTTTGTCCTTTAAATTATTCATTATTTAGCCCTTCCGAATATATCTTTATTTGGATATTTAACTTCAAAAATTGATGGGTCTAATGATGTATAAACCACCCCGTCAATGGTTGCTGAATGAATATCATAAACATTGATCGAGTAATCAATTCCTGTGTTGTCAAACTTGTTTATAATTGAAACATTTGAAACTGTTCTAACTCCCTCAATTTTGTCGAGTAAAGTATAAATTTCTGATAAAACAATTGGCTGTCCAATATACCAATTTGTAATGTCAAAGTATATTCTTAATTCATCAATACATCTTATTACAACTTCTCTTTTATTTACTACATTTGGATATGTAATTATTTCGAATTCAACTTGTATATTGACAATATAGCCATCTTTTATATTGATAGCGTCGGTGACCATTCTATATTGATCCAAATAATTCTTCAAATTACTTTTCATTGCAGCATTTAAAGGAATTAAATTTCTATTGGAATCATATGCAAGACAGTATGCGTTCAGTGCAAGTGGATTTGGTATTCTTTCCAGAGGATTTCCTGAGTCTCCAACGGCAATTTGCTCATCCTGAATTATTTTAACCTTTGCAATTCTTCCATACTTTGGATGCATTGAAAGAATTCGTGTTTCATAATCTTCTGCAGTGACGCATCTGTCTTGGGCTGCAAAAAATGCCATTGCATTTTGTCTAATTTCTTCATTTGATTCTGTGCCACGTGAACCAACTGCAGGATTTGTATTTGAAGCTGCAATCGATGCTTTAACTCTACTTACTAATCCTGCATTCAAACCTGTTGAGTCTAATTCAATTTGAGCATTTGAAATTATATTTACGTCACCCACGGGCCTATTAGCAGCTTCATCTGTTCCTCTTACATATTTGATTGTCAATGTAGTATTTGCAGGAACTTGTCCGTAAGTTCTTGTATTCATAAAATTTCTTGGATCAATTGGATTATTAAAATATGTATATCCAATATTGTCTGGGTTGGGAACTAAAATTTCATCTGTGTAAGCAGACGTTCCAGCACCAAACTGTAGTTCTGTTCTGTTGTCAGATCTTACTCTACGTGTAAATCTTTTTGCTACCTTTTTGAATCTCAATAAATAAGGCACTGTATATTTGTATTGTGAATATTGTGAGCTTATTTCTGTAGCAACACTATCTAAAATTGTGTCTTGAGCCAAGTAAGGAACTTCATACCATCGATTACCATCAGAATCAAATATACTAATTATATCAATAATGTCTTCATCAGGTAAAACTATTTTAAAATATTTTTGAGGACTTCCAACTGTATATTGCTTTTCTGTAATTACTCCAGATGATGCTGTGACTTTTTTCTTTAAAAGAAAATATGTGACTTCATTTCCTGCTGCATTTGTTTCAAATACTGTCACTTCAGTATCTTGCGAACCTGATTCTGCAAAATCTATAACATCTTCAACTCTAAATGCAATATCTGAATTTGTTTCTGAAGAAACAGTTAGATCTTTAACTTTCAATGCATAATTCCAATCTGGTGTATACGGAAAACCGGTTGCTGGAATTATTTGATAAATATCTAAATTGGTATATGAAATGCCAGCAAGTTTTGGAATATAACTAAATGATTGTGCAATATTAACTATATTACTTCTATTTACTGCATGTTGAATCATTGATTCTCTTAATTGAGTATCAATATATAGTGATAGCATATCTGCTACATAAGAAGTCATTTCTATAAACATCATTCCCACACTGCTGTCACTAAAATCACTATATTCATTTGGAAAATATATCTTAGAAAAGTCTATCAAAGCATTTCTTGCATCTGAAAATCTCTTATCTAAATATTTTACATCTTTTATTAAATTTTTTGTTGGCATAGTTCTTCTTAATTAAATGTGTCTAAATATTTATCAGGAATTAATTCTGCTGGAATTTTTATTCCCCTTGAAAAATAATAATCTGGGCCAAATGGGCCCAATCTTTTATGTGTTAAATTTTGTCCTTTTCTTAACTTTATTTTTTTCCCACTCAATTCAATCTCAATATCTTTTAACAATCTTGTATTGCCTGCAGAATCTTCTTTTAAACTTCTCTTTTTATTGCTGTTGTACCATTTCTTTAATTTTTCATACTCATTATTTCCCATATTGTCTCTATAATATCTTGAAATATTTCTTCCTGCTCTCATCATTTGATTGAAATGATAGTCGCCCGGCGTATCTATATAATCATTTCCCATTATTTTTTTAATTTCTGATTCTGACATTTTGTCTATATTTCTAAGAAATTCTTCAAATGTCTTTGATGACGTTAGTTTATCTTCTCTTATTAAGCTTTTTAATTTCATGTACCAATCTCCAAGTTAATTGTGTCTTGCAATACAGGATTGTTTTTCAATGCAAATTCTAATTTTATCTTTAATATGTTCTGATCTACATTTGTATTGAAGTCTGAATTTATTTCTAAATTATTGATATTGACTTCAGGAATATATCTTATAACTTTTCTTTCAATTTCATTTGATAAAAGTTGAATTTGATCTTGTGTTATTTGCTCAAATACATATCGGTATAGTCCCAAACCGAAGTCTGGATTAAATGGACGTTCTCCCGGCATCGTCTTAAACAAAACATAAATTTTGCTTCTCACAGCCGACAGTGTGTCAAATGTTTGTTTAAAAAAGCCTGTATTACCTTTTATTATCGGATAATCGACATTAATTGCCTTTGCCATTAACGTGTTCTTTTATAAAGTGCAATCTTTACATTTTTAACTTCACTTGGAGATAACTCATACCTCTTAGGATCTTTTATCATTTTCTTTAATTCATCTTTTTGTATATTTTCAATCATACGCCAATCAGTTATTTCTTCATCTCTATCTCTTACCTCTGCTGCAGATGAATATTCACTTTCTTTTATTAAACTTTTGAGTAATAGTTTTTTCATTTTTTTTCCTAATTAATTCTATTTAATGGTTTGCCTCTAAATTTTTGTGCTTTCTCATCCATCTTGCCCAACAACTGTTTATAATTTCTGTTTAAAGCTCTTTCTAAATTTACTGAATTTGACATCATCATATTTGTGGCTGGTTGTGAACGATCATTTTCAAATAACATTCTGTCATCTACATATTTAAATCCATCATCACCCATATATTCTTTCAAATGAGGTGTCTTTTTATCTGTTATAAATTGTGCATTATTTGGAATATTATTTCTGACACCATTAACAGCGTCTGGATTGATATCCACTTTAACATTTTTTCCTAAGCTGCCGGCCATGTTTTGAGCATACTGCATATTTTCACTATCCATTCCCATTGAATCCATAAGGGCATTTCCTGTAAATCCACCACCACCTGAGTCGGGAATATACGGCGTAGAATTTAATATGTGATTTAGGACAGGATCTCTTGTAAGATATCTTTCTTCAACAACTTGTCTCTCTTGCCTCTCTTGATCGCCTTCAATGCGCTCTCTTTGCTTTATTTTGGGATATCTTTTTACAGCTTTTTGATCACTCAACAATTCTGATATTTGTGAAGTTTTTCTTTTTCCTGTTTTGAGATCAATTTTGTTTTCCAGCAAAATTCCTATCAATTGAGACTTAACTTCTTCTTTGATAGTTTTCTTGATTGCTTTTAATTCTTCTTGTACGATTCTTTTAACAAGTTTTTTTGTCTCAGCCTGCAGTCTTTGTTTGACTATTGCATCAACTAATTTCACTAACTTTACGTCATCCATCAACTTTACTCCTTTTTTTCATTATAGTAATAAATATAAAAAAACCAATTATTTTATGCCTATCCACGGAAAAGGTGTAGGAATAGTGCCCCCACCCGGAATTGGAACTAATGCTGTGTTAATTCCTGTTATTGAATTTGCGTGTATCTTGAAACAAAAAATTAAATTCTTTGCCAAAACTGAAGGATCTTTAGTATTCTTAATTGGAAACTTTATTGGTGTCCCTGGATATGTGACAACATTTGTGACAACAGAAACTGCTCCCGGTGGGGGAACCATTATTTGCATCTTAACAGTTGTCCAATACAAAACAACTCCTAACGCAATTTTCTTTGAAACGTCATCCAAAGGTTTTCCTCGTCTAGCATCCAATAGAGCAATGTATATATAATTCTCCAATAATGACTTATTAGCTGATACTATTCCATTCTGATACTGCGTCTTTCCTGTCTTAATATAAGAATCATATTTGTCAGATAGAAATTTTGCTAAATCTTTTTCTGATTTTGCTTGATAACCACTCAAATATGTTTTTGTTTGATTTTCAAATATGTTCCATGGAATTGGCATTTTACAAAGTTTTATTCTGCTTAGATAGAATTTTTCTTAATTTAGTTTTGATTGCCGCATACTTTGCAGCATTTTCAGGAGGAGTGCTTTTCCCCGCCCCCGTCATATGTGTCTCTACAATCAGTTCAGTTAATAAATCTGATAACAGTTCTAACAATTCATTTCCTAAAACTAAAGGTTCAGTAGCATCCTTGCCTAAAATTATTTCTTTGCTGTCGACATAAGTTCCTGTTTTTGCAATCACATTCAATTTATCTAATGTTGTCAGCCCAATATTTTCTGAGGAATCAATTGCTACATAACCATTTGTATTTAATATTATTCCTTTATTTGCAAATATCATTAACTCTTCTTTTTTAGTATTGAAAATTATTCTATCAGAATTTATAATGACTTGATTGCCCTCTAAAGTGTTTGGTGCATTCCTTGCTGATTTCAAATAATATGACTTACCTTTTGTGATTGGATTTAATTCTACTATCTCATCACTTGTGATCCATAGAGAATTTCTATCATCATTGATATTCTCTGCATAGGGTTCCAGTGGAGCTGATTTATCGACTGTGTTAGACTGTCCTATAGTGACTTTAATGGTGGGTAGATTGGTTTCTGGATTGTTTCCTAATCTTATATTGTTTCCAAAACGCCCTCTTACAATAACGTCTCCCTCTTCAGGTGAAAGCGGTTTAATATTTACATTGTTGCCCTTAAATGTGTTTCCCAATGAATCATCATTATTTGTTGATTCTCTTTGAGGTATGTTTGATATGGAAACTTTTTCATATTGTTCATTGTTATCTTTGTTGCCATTTGAAGTTTCTGCAACAATCGGAACAGCATTATTATTAATACTATTTAAAAAATTTATTGGATAAACATAAAAATATCTTCCCAAATATTGTATGAGATTAACTATTTCTTTTTTTATCGGATACATTACAAAATATGAGTTGGCTGGCCATGCCCAAATTAAGGTGTCTTCCTCAGAATCTTTTTGTCTATCAAGCAATCTAACTTTTGCTTTTCCAATATCTTCATTATTATTAAATTGTGGATGATCTTTATTATATATTACATCAACAACTTCGGCCGCATCAAATTGATAATACTCGTCTCCACCCGATAGTCCACCCATAGATGACATTGCATTGCTGTCACTGTATAAATTAAATCCCGATTGATATTGGAGTGATGCGCCCTCAAGTTTTGTTTTACGTCTCATTAGTTTTTCTCACTTACTAATTCTACTGCTTTCTGTTCTTCTTTTTTAATAAAGTCTTTAGCCTTGACTACCATTGTAGACAAAGTATCAATCTTTTTATCAATTTCTTCTTCAGTCAATCCTACATCTCTCAATCCACTGTTTTCAAGTAATTGTTTCTTCTCTTCCATTGATAACAATTTTTCTGGATCTGAACTATCTTGTGCATCTTTTTTGTCTAAAATCTTTTGAATTATTGTGGCCAATTTAACAAGTTGCTCATCATTCTTTACTGAAATTTCTAAAATTTCTTTTATTATTGGCAATAAAATGGATGCACTTGTCACGTCTTTTAATATGCCTTTAACACTATCTAAAACGCCATCAATTTTCTCTTGTTTGTCTTTTGAATTGTTGTATATATCTCTAAAAACATCAGCCAAGCTTTTGTCATCAAAAATTTTTGTGTCTTTGTCTATCATAGGGCTTCTTTATTAAGTGGTTAAAAATAACACATTTATATATAAATATATGATTTTTCAATTTTTAAAATAAAAAAGCCCTCCGAAGAGGGCTGAAATTACTTGCGCTTTTGAATAGTTCGTTGTTTTGTAGTGCTTTTTTGCTGTTTTACATTATTTCGCTTTGTAGTATTCTGCTTATTTGGTGCTCTATACTGTTGCTGCTTTCTATTATTTGGTGCTTTATACTGTTGCTGCTTTCTATTATTTGGTGTTTGTTGTTTATAAGTTTTGCTCTTATAAGTTTCATTGTATCTTTTCTGTAAATTTATGTCTGTTTTGAAGATTCTATCTTTGCTTATATATTTTCTATTTCCATAATTTCTTAATCCGTGACTGTTTCTAATATAATGTCTTGAATAATCTCTATGGCTGTAGTGATTTGTGTAATGACCGTAGTAGTATGAATATGGATGATAGTAATAAACAACATACCAGTTATAATACCAATCATAGTGATGTGAACACCAATTATTTATTGACACATGATATGTTCCACATGCAGGGCACCAATACATTTCATAATAACAATAATCACAATAAAAATTGTAATCTATGTAAATGCAAGCATTTGTTTGCGCATAAGTGTCTGTAGTTTCAAATGTAGTATAACATCCACTTAGAAAAAATGTGATTAGCAAAAAGAATAATAATTTTATTTTGTTCATTTATATACTCCTGTTTATATTAATAAGTATACAAATGATGCCATAAAAATAGTTTCTTTCTAATTCATAGCTTCAAAATAAGTTTACAAAAATATACAGTGTGTACAATTTCGCTATACACTATAGCAATATCATTGAAAATATTAACAGTATAACAAATGCTGAAGGAAACGTTATTTTATCAATTACTTGAGGCTTTGTCTCAATATGCCCCGTTGTCATATATTCTTCTTTCAAAGCTTTATAAACAGTTCTTATTTTATCCAACACTCTGGTTATGTGTGTTGCTTTGTAGTTTGTCATATCACGTATCATGATGTAAATATTCTTTTTGCTAAAATTTTCAATAGATTCATAGTTCTGAAGCAATTGAATAACAGCATTGGCTATCTTTAATTCGCGTTGTTTTTTAAACATACTATCAAGATTGTTTTCCAAATAAATTATTACTTCATCGATGAATTGTTGGTTGTCTTCTTTAATATTTTGACCAACAACATGATAGTCTTCTATTTCCAATTCATGATCATTGTTTTCAACTTCTTCGGAATCAATACTTAAATCTGTTTTCATTTTCTTATAATTACCCTGATTGCTAATAATCAAATAATTTTTAGCCGCCTGACCAAAATATGAAAATGCTTTTCCCTTATTTGCATCATACTTATTTAGATTCAATATTAAATGAGATACTACATCTGCTTTTTTATTAGTAAACTTTTCAGGAATATATGGGAACTTAAATGTGTTGATTATATTTTCTGCTAGTTTTTCCAATGCATATTTTATATACTCATTATATATTTGATTTCTAATTAAGGAGTCTTCTTCTCCATTATAACGAACTATAGCCTGTTCTACTGTTTCATCAAAATAAAATTTACTTCTCTTCTTCCTCGTTTTCTTCATCTATAGTCTCTTCTCCAATAATTGTGGCAATTTGATTATTTAATTCTGTAATCTGAAATTTGAGTGTTTTAAAGAACCAACCCACATCATCATCACCCTCAAATATTTGTAATCTATCTATTGTGTGAAGTTTGTCTAATGAAATTTTCATCCATGAAACTATTTTATTAAGTGCTGTTGCGCGTGCTTCATCTGTTTTTTCTAACATTTCTTCACACACATTGACTTTGTTGAATAGATTTCGAATAATATATAACAATACACATATTATTACTGTCAAAGCAATTATTATTATCAGCATAGTCTACTCCTTCTTTTTAAAAAAATCTGCTGCAGCTTGCTTTACTGCATCTGAATTTATTTCTTTCTTTTCTTTCTTTGTTTTCTTTTTAGTTTCTGTTTTTACATTTGACAATTTCCATAAATCTCTTTCAATAGACATCGCCATCATGTCTGCATGATGTAAAATTACTGGAAGATTATCATCTAATTGTTTATATTCACTATAACCTTGCAAATAAGTTTTATTTCCTTCATCATACATTCCATCATGAAGTAATATTGCTATTGTTTCTGTTTGAGTTAATGTTATTCCATATTGGCTTAATAACCATAAACTTCTGTCTGGAACTGTCATGAATCGAATCTTAGGATTAATAATGTAGATTTCGCCTCGTTCTTTTCTCCATCTCTCAGTATGAGTCATATAATAGGGTTCATTTAAGTCACCAATTTTTCCTAAATCATGATTGAGGGCTGCAAATATTCTTTCTTCATTAGTGTGATTTTTTGTTGCTCCTGACTCCTCCCAGAGTTTATCAATTAATTCAGAATATCCAATGACATTATTGACATGGACAATATATCCACCGGGATAAGCTCCATGAAAATATTCTTTGTAACTTGCGGGACAATATAAAATTCTCTCTTGAAGATCATTATAAAGCTTTAATAGCTTTTCTTTTCTTTCTCCAGTAAAAGTTTTATTTATAGTTTCAATCAATGTGTCCCATATATCCATCAATTGTTCAGCTGTTAAATCAGTCATATAACCCTCTCTTTTTTATTTTACATTGTTGCATATCTTGTATAGTCAATAGTTTCTTTTACCCAATTTTTTATTTTACCACTATTATAAACTCCAGTAGCCAAAAACCAACTTCCATGATTGTCGTATTCTGATCTTAAATAAGCGGATGCCAAATTGGTGCTCAATGGTATGTTAAACATTAAGTCTTCCTTTGTTATTTTACCATCTTTCACTCTTCGTATTCTATTGTTAACCATGTTCCCTGTTGACAATATGATTTGCCAAGGGCCA